GCTGACAGGGGAAGGACCTTGTAGTCTCCAGTGCGATGTTTGGAGATGGCGAACATACCGGCGGCTGGAAATATATCGACGTTGTCACGATTAAGTGACGCTATCTTAATGCCTCCGTCGAGGTTGTAAACGGGCGTAGAGATAGCGGCAAAGGCGTTGGCTCCTTGAGAGTTGTCGTTGATGCGCAAGGACCAAGTGTTGACAGCGGGCGCTCCAGTATTTGCGGTAGTGGGCAGCGTCTGGGGTGAAAGAGTAAGGTTGTTAGCGCTAACAGACAAATTGCCGCTGGCGTTGATGGCGGACCCGGTGTAAACAAGGCGATACGCCATTGATACAATGCGGGCGCTGGTGGCGGTGAAAGGGTCGAGAACAACAGAACCAGGGAAATAGGTCGGGCCGATGTAAGGCGGAACGATGCCGCACGCAGCCCAAGCACTAGTCAGATTGGCGCCATCGATGGGATCGACGACAGCAGCGGCAGTAGCCACAGCGCCGTTGATACGACAGCTAGAACCAATAAGATTGGTGAAAAGGGCAGTGCATGGTAGCCAGGGAACTGTTTGGATAATGAAGCCGGAGCCAAGACCACCAGATGTGATAAGGTCAAGCGAAATGAAGTCAGAGACAAAGAAATTCGAATTATTGCCATCTGGGATAGGGACGCTGCCTTTGCCGCAAAATGGATCGCGGCGACACATGACGTAAGGGCTCATAACGTGGTCAATGCGCATCGCTGCGGTTCGGTTTGCGAGTTGGTTAAGGATGCTGGAGGGAGTATTGATGGGAATGTTGTTTTGGCTCTTGAGAGCAACAGTCCGGGCGCTAGGCATTCCGCCAGCAGGGCGACTCCGCACAGGAGCACGGCGCCGATTAGAGGCAGCCTTCGCCTTTGCGGCTCCATTGCCGCGGGTATTGGTCTTTTGCTTCGGGGCCATTGCTGTTTGGGTGGTCGTTCGTCGTCGTCTGATAATGATGGCTTGCGTTGGTAGGGGCGTGGACTTGGGTCTGCCGTGGTTGAAACGTATGAAGAAAAGCTTACAAAGAATTTAAATGCGTAGGGGCTAGCCAGGCCCCGAAATAACATTAATACACTTAATAAAACAAATAAATTTTAAAACTTAAAACACGGGGGGTTGTGGAGCTTAAATGCTCTGGATCTTAGTGTTGGAATTGACAGGCCTTGCCATACGGGCAGACCTGTTGGTTCGCATGATACCGACATGGTTTCAAGGTTTGGTGTGTTATTTTCTCACGTCTCGTGGCACCTGGCTGTGGTGGCTTGTTAAACGGGACGGGGCTCAACTTGCCTGATGTTTTCTTGGCAATTGTCGTTGAGACTTTGACGAACGGAAAAGCAGCTTTCTGTTTGACGAGCTGCTGATGTGTCTGGCTGGGCGGACAGACTGGTACGAGGACGCCATTGGTAACTGCTGTGATCTCAGCTTTCAGCTCTGGGTGAAAATAGTTAAAGGCTGGTGAGTTGTCCAAGCCGGCAGTAGACAAGTGGCATACAAAGGCATCGAGTTCGGTGGGGTCGATGCCCATGTTGGCGCAAACCACAGTGCGGGCGAGATCGTGGCTAACAATGGGCGGATATGGATGGTCGAATTTTGCCCAGTAGGTAACATCATGACGTGCGAAAGATGATGAAGCATCGAGCTGGCGTTGTGAAGGATGCGGATAGTTACGCTCGACCCACTCAACCCAATGATGTATTATGGGAGTGCAAGGGTCTGTGACACGATAACCTTGTGCGCGGCGGTGCATGATCACATTTGTAGGCACGACGCTGGGAGTCGTCGTAAGATGTAGTTTGCGCACCTGTCTCTTAACGTCGATGATCGATTCGGCGGTCACCCATGGGTCTAAATAAACTCGGCCGAGGAACGGGACTGGTGAGCCGGCAGATATGGTGCCGGCCTTGGCTAGCATGCCCGTACGGGCAAAAGTGCGCTCCAAATGCTGCTGCGTTATTCCAACAGAAATGCCATCGTCGCC